TGAAATAAGCTGTCGTCCGTTCGCTGCAAAACATTTCGTACTGAACCTGGGCATAATAGTGCGGCATATGTGCCAAGCTTTTAAATTCCGGGTCGGGATTTTCACGCAACCCAAACGGGCATTTAATCTCGGCAATAGCATCTGCGCCAATCAATCCATCGGGTGAAGCGCCGAGCCAGTCGTATTCAGGGTGGACTATAAACCCGCACTCTTTAATAGTGATTCCTGTTTCGAGCTCAAAATCGAATACGGCGTTTTCTTCGTTTCGGCTTCCGTATTCGGTGGCGACGTTGCCGGTAAACGTTGACTGACCGAGTATTGAGCGCATGGCGTCCTGAGTGCTAGACCACGGATTAACGCCAAGGATCGCACCAATCTGTGAGCCAGTGACCCGGCCTTTGCGCGCGTCAAACCATTCTTGTGAAAGCTGTTCCATTGTTTTTACCTCGAAAAAAAAGGCCCCGTAGGGCCAGTGTTATCAGAATGGTATATCTTCGGCGGCTACAGGTGCAGCTGGTGCGGAGTTGACCGGCGATACTGCCATGACCCAGTTACCGCTTTTATCGTCAATTTCCCAAAGGCCCAGCTTAATGGCCATCGGCTTATTAGATAGCGCAGAGCTGAGCTGACTATCACCGGGTTCAGTGCCATTGCGCATTAGATCGCCACCGGCATTGGCATCGATAGCAGCGAGCATCTTTAAAGCACGATCGCGTTTGGTTTTATCCTGCTCTTTTACGCGGATCTTATGGAAGATCTTGCGGCCTTTATGTTCGCCATCTAATACTACCCAGCGCGCCGAGACAAACGAGTCGCCCTGGTATTCGTCCCATTTAATTTCGTCAATTGCCGCGACTACTTGGGTGTTAGCGGGAATAGGCTTAATCTGAACATTGCTGTCAAATGAAGTTGATGCTGCTGCTGTTTTGCCGTCTGAAAGATCGAAGAATGACATATTATTTACCTTCTTTGTTATAAGCGGCTAAAGCCGGGATGTATTGTGCTAATGGGTTTTCGTTTTTCGGTACAAATATATTTTCGGTAATGCCGTACCGGTTCTTGCTTACGTTCGACGCGGTGGCATATGTTACTAGCAACCTAGAGCCGTCAGACGTGGCTTTTTTCTTGTCGCCGTCGCCGCTGGTATACGTTTGCAGCTTTAAGAAACCGACCATGTCTACGTCATCAACGTATGGTGCTACTGAGCGTTTGCCGAGGCGCAGATTGTATCGAGTGTAGGGATCCATGTCTGGCAGTTCGATTGTCTCGGTGTCAGCGTGGGCGATGTATACAATGGCAATGTTTTTATCGGCATTGATCTTTGACATTAGTTTGCCAACCCGGTGGTGAAGAGTGGCTACTGCGCCAAGGCCTGCGCCATACCCGCCTAAAGCCTGGTTGATTGATTTCGGCTTCTTAGGGTCGCTGTCGATAACGTTCTGCATGAATAGTCGTTCGAGCGCTGTTACGCTGTCGATGATGATCGTTTTGTATTTGTGCTCCTCTTTATAGAGTGCAGTCATCTGCTCAATAAGCTGTTCCAGTGATGTTACTACCGGCAGCGCGTCGGGACGTATGGCAGCCGGTACACCCTGAAGGCCATCTTCGGCGCGTATCACTATAGGGTTTGGGAATGTCGCCGCCAGGGACGTTTTACCGAGCCCTGAGTCACCGCATATGGTGACTATCGGCATCCGGTCGGCTGGTTTCGTTGCTTGCTTTAGTATTGACATGGTTTTTCTCTCTTTCCTAATTGAGGTTCGCACTTTAAAGCAATATATTAAGGGTTGCAACAACTTTTTTTGTATATATACTGCAATCACACACACGAGCTATATAAGACGGGATGATACGAAATGACACTTAAACAGTTACAGCAGCGGCTGAAGCCGCTTAATCTCAAATACGTCGCTAGGGCAACCGGTATTAGCTATTCGACTATATATAACCTAGCCAATGGCGGGCAGCGGGTTTCGTTTCCAGTTGTTCAACAGTTAATAGAGTGGCTAGAGGAGCAGGCCAATGAATCAGTTTGATTATCTCGACGCAGGCTTTCGCATCTTCGGACTCCATGGTGTGGACGCTAAAGGCAACTGCGAATGCGGCAACCCGCACTGTAAGGCTATTCTAAAGCATCCTAGAACATCGGCTTGGCAGCATACGCCAAACTGGTCCGACGAGCAGCTTGATACAATGGAAATGATGGGCCAGTTTAATACCGGCTTTGGCGTTCTAGTTGACGAACATATCGTTATCGACATTGACCCCCGCAATGGCGGCAGCGAGGCATATGCGAAGCTCTGCAAAGACTTAGACCTCGACTTTAAAGCCTTGTCTGGGTTTGTAGTAGCAACCGGCGGCGGTGGTTGGCATATCTATTTTAAGAAGCCGTTAGCGTTGGCACTGGCAGGTCACCATGCCGATTATGAAGGCATTGATTTTAAATCATCTGGCTACGTTGTCGGTTGCGGATCGTTGCACAAAAGCGGCTCTTTATATGAAGCAGAAAAAGGGCACCCGGATGACATTGCAGAAGCACCCGCCGAGCTATTGGCATTACTGGAAAAACCCGAGCATATCCGGGCGGAATTTCGCGGGCAGCAAGTTGACCTGTCAGCTGATGATCTGGGCGCGATGCTTCAATGTATCGATGCCAATTGCAGCTATGAACAATGGATTAAGATTGGTATGGCGCTACACCATGCGACCACCGGCACAGGCTGCGCGATCTGGGATACATGGAGCGCAACCGGCGAAGATTACGCTGGCAGCGAAAAGATCGGCCAGCATTGGCATTCGTTCGGAAAATCCGCGTCACTGGTAACAGTTGGGACGCTGGTCCATTTCGCGGAGCAAGGAGGCTATCAATCAACCGTGACTTTCGAGACTGAGTTAGTGTACGACGAACCATTGTCTGACGATAATATCGATCTACTGCGCCCGCCAGGCTTCGTTGGCAAATTGGTGGAATGGATCAACGGGCAGTGCCGGTTTCCACGCGAGCGTTTGGCAGTAGCGGCGGCCTTGTCGGCAATGGGCAATATATCCGGGCTTAGATACGAAGATAAAGTCTATGGCGTCACGACGAATCAATTTATATTTTGCGTGGCAGGATCTGCAACCGGCAAAGAAGCGATACAGCAAGCCCAGGCTGAGATTCATAAAGCCGCAGGGATAGCACCGGCAACCCACGGCGCTATAAAGTCAGAGCAGGAGATTATCCGCAACTTAATCGACCACCAGGCAGCGTGCTATATTATCGACGAAATGGGCCTAGTTCTGCAAAAGATCGACAACGCTAGAAAGCGTGGCGGTGCGGCATACTTAGAAGGCGTGATTGGCGCATTAATGTCGGCATACTCAAAAGCGAATAGTTTCATGCCATTAGGCGGCGATGTTCGCAAAGAGATTAAAATGCAGCTCGCTAAAGAGCTGGGGCAGCTAAAGAAGCGCCAGGCTGATGGAGCCGATGTTGAAGCGGACATCGCATCAATCGAGCGGCAGCTGTCGACGCTTGACAGCGGTTTAGAGCGCCCTTTCCTGTCATTGATAGGGTACACAACGCCAGTCACCTTTAACGGCCTAGTGGACTATGAGCAGAGCGCAAACGGCTTCTTTGGCCGGTCCCTGATAATCCAAGAGAAAGAAACAAACCCAAAGGCCAAGAAACGGTTTAAGACTCTGCCGATGGATATGACCATGAGCATGACTCTGGCTAGTATCTATAACGGCGGATCGGTTGCGGCAACTGGAAAGCAGCGGGTTGAGCATCTATCTGACAGGGTGGAAATACCGACAGAAGCGGCGGCATTGGATCTGCTCGACACTATAGAAGATGAATTCCACGCAATGGCCGAGAAGTCTAAAGAGGCGACATTAGAGGCTATCCCACGGCGCGCTTTTGAGCTGGTTTTGAAAGTCAGCCTGGTGTTAGCCATCGATGACGGTTTCCGCTCGGTAGAGCACGTTAGGTGGGCTTACGCTTTCGTTAAAGCGGACATTCAAGCGAAAGTTAATCTGGCAGCTGGCAATATGGCGGCAGATGATCGGCGGCATGATGAAGCTTTGCACCGTAAAATACTGAACATCCTAGACCATGACGGGCTTGGTGAGTCTATCGGCGTTATTGCGAACCGATGCAGACCGGCTAAAAAACAGGATGTTCTAACATCGTTGGAAATATTAATTGAGAAAGGTTTTGTTAAAAAGGACCATATAACGGCTTTGAATAATAAAAAGCTAGAAAAGTATTTCTTGGCATAATACTTGCTTTGCAATAAATGGCCGCCTAGAGCGGCTTTTTTTATGTCTGGCTACTAAG